GCAGCTAAAAGAAAGTTTAAAGTATATCCATCAGCATATGCGAATATGTATGCATCAGGAGTTTGTTCAGGTAAGATAACACCTGGTGGAAAGAAAAGAAAAAAGATGATGGGTGGTGGAAGAATGATGCCTGATAGAGTTATGTTAAAATCAGGTGGTATGTGTAAGCTTGCTTCAAAAGGAAAAGGGAGAGCTTACGGAAAGAATTCATAATGGGATTAAGAAAATGGGTATCAGAGAAATGGGTAGACATTGGAGCACCGAAGAAGAACGGCAAGTATCAACCTTGCGGGAGAAGCAAAGGCTCGAAAAGGAAATATCCGAAATGCGTCCCACTTGCCAAAGCCACACGAATGACAAGCTCACAAAAGGCATCTGCTGTCAGCAGAAAAAGAGCAGCCGGTAATCCAGGCGGCAAACCTACTAACGTTGCAACTTTTACAAAAAGAACTAAAAAAGCTAAAGGTGGATCTGTAGGTAATAGTATGATCAGACAAGCTCAAAGAAATTATAGAGGTAGTTATATCTCTGGAGATTTAGGTGGAGTAAAAGTTTCAAATCCTAGTTTAGCAAAATATTATGGAAAGAAAATACTCCCATGAGAAAAGATTATTTAACAAGAGAAAAATTAGCAGAAGGCGGAATGCCAGCTAGAAATAAAAAAAACTTTAGACCTACAAAGTCTGGAGCAGGTATGACTCAAGCCGGGGTCATGGCCTACAGAAGAAAAAATCCCGGTTCTAAACTAAAAACAGCCGTGACTGGTAAAGTGAAAAAAGGGTCAAAAGCTGCAAACCGACGTAAGTCGTACTGTGCAAGAAGCGCAGGTCAAATGAAGAAATTTCCAAAAGCAGCAAAAGATCCTAATTCTAGACTACGTCAAGCTAGAAAAAGATGGAAGTGCTAGATAAATTTTTATTAAAATACTTTAATCAAATTGATAGAGCCATTGCATTTGTTGAGACATATGCTATTAAAGTAAGTGGATGGTGTTGGAAATCAAGAGTAAAACTCTTGCGAAATAAAAGGAGAAAAGATGGATGATTTAATAATAATAGAAAAACTAAAAAAAAGAATCAACGCTACATTACAACAAATTGGAGATAGTATGATTACTGGTGGGGTTGACAGTATGGAAAAATATAAGTATATGTTAGGACAAGCACACGCTTATCAAATAGTAACTCAGGAAATCTCTAACCTGCTAAACAACGATGAAAAGGAGCAAAATGACGGAAACGTTATCGACATTAAAGGAAAAGGAAAAGGAAGTCCCAAAAATTAAATTGGCACTTGAAGAAAAATACGAGCAAGAGAAAAAAGAAGAACCTCACGCTAAAAGATTAGATCAAGACAATATTAAAGATTTAGAAGACCAGTTACCAGAACCGGTCGGCTATAGAATTTTAGTTTTACCTTTTACACCAAAAGAAAAAACTAAAGGTGGAATTTTATTCTCTCAAGAACAATTAGATAAAGCTAGAATCGCAACTACTTGTGGTTATGTTTTAAAAATGGGAGATCTTGCATACGCTGACAAAAATAAATTTGGTAAGCCTTGGTGCAAAGTAGGAGATTGGGTGATGTTCGCTAGATATGCTGGCGCAAGATTACCAATAGAAGGCGGAGAAGTGCGTATATTAAACGATGATGAAGTGTTAGGGACTATAGGTGATCCCGAATCAGTTCTTCATTATATTTAACAACATAGGAAGGAAACTATGCCAACAGAAAACGAAAACAAAAAAGTAGAAGATCTTATTGATGTAGGTGAAGAACAAGGAGCCGAAATTAATTTAGATGATAAAGGTGAACCGGAAAAAGTAGAAACGGTAAAAGAAGAGATAGAAGTAGAACAGGTATCTGAAGAAAAAACTCCTGAAAAAGTTGAGGAGAAAAAAGCAGAACCTGATGAGTTAAAAGAATATAGTGATGGCGTTCAAAAACGTATTGCTAAATTAACTCGTAAAATGAGAGAAGCTGAAAGACAAAAAGAAGAAGCAGTAGCTTATGCTCAATCTATTAAAAATAGAAATGATGAAATGGAAGGAAGAATGTCTAAAATGGACACTTCTTATGTTTCTGAATTTGAAAGTAGAGTTAAAACAGGTTTAGCAGCAGCAAAACTTGCTCTTAAAAATGCTATTGAATCACAAGATGTAGAAGCACAAATTGCTGCACAACAGCAGTTAGCAGCTTTAACAATGGATGAAGCTAGAGTTAATTCTTTAAAAGTAGCAAATGAACAAAAACCAAAAGCTCAAGAAAGAGAAGTAAATATTACTCCTCAACAAAGAGCACCACAACAATCTGATCCTAGAGCTGAAGATTGGGCATCTAGAAACAGTTGGTTTGGTAACGATTCTGCTATGACATATACTGCTTTTGATATCCATAAGACATTGGTAGAAAAAGAAGGATATGATCCTAAATCTGACGAATACTATGCAGAAGTTGATAAAAGAATAAGACTTGAATTTCCGCACAAATTTGATAAGATAGAAAGCTCAACTACAGAGAGAGCAAAACCTGCTCAAAATGTAGCATCGGCTAGACGTTCAGCCTCAACAGGACGCAAAAAAACTGTTAAGCTCACACCTTCACAGGTAGCAATTGCTAAAAGATTAGGTGTGCCATTAGAAGATTATGCAAAACAATTAAAAATCACGGAAGGAGTATAAAGCATATGGAAAACGATAAAATAAAAACTTCACGTGCGAGTCAAACTAGAGACAAAATAGAAGTCAAAAAGGTTTGGACTCCACCCAACTCACTTGATGCACCCCCAGCGCCAACTGGATATAGACATCAATGGATACGTTCCGAAATACTCGGACAATCAGATGCTAAAAATGTAGCATCATCTTTGAGAGAAGGATGGGAGTTAGTGAGAGCTGACGAATATCCAGACACTCAATATCCAGAGATGACTGAAGGCAGATACGCTGGAATAATCGGAGTGGGAGGCCTATTGCTGGCTAGGATACCAGAGGAGATTGCGCTTCAAATCGATGCTTATTATAAAAAGCAAAACGATGCAAAAGAAGAAGCAGTAGAGAACAATCTTATGAAGGAACAGCATCCAAGTATGAAATTCCAAAAGGAATCTAATACTCGTGTAACCTTCGGTGGTACAAAGAAAAGCTAATTATTTAGTAATTCCTACCCAACAAATTAACAATAAACCGTACCGGAAGCCTTCACAGGCAGGTACATAAAAAGGAAACAAATACTATGGCAAATGCAAGTACAACTGGTTTTGGCTTAAGAACGACTATGGTTGTTGGAAATACTCCAGCGACTTCAGGTCAATCTGAATACAAAATCAAATCAGGCCTAGGTGTTGGTATCTTCAAAAATAATCCAGTATCACTTCAAGATGGAAGTGGTGACCAAGGTTATTTACAAGATGCAAGTTTCGCAACTACTGACGATGGTGGAGATGGTGGAGCAGCGTATGCAAACGATAATCACGCTCCTCTAATTGGTTCTTTCAACGGCTGTTTCTTCGTAAACAGTACAACGAAAAAACCAACGTTCGCAAATTCAGTAGCAGCAAGCACAACATTTGGAACTGACTATAATACGGGCAGCAACGACGGTCTAGGTTTTGTAAATGACAATCCGTTTCAAGAATACGTAATCAAAGCGGATGCGGCAGTTACTCAAGCTATGATCGGAGATGCTGGCTATAACACAAACAGCTTTACAGCAGGAAATGCTAAAGACGGTCAATCAACTGTTACTTTAGACATTGGTGGTGGAGCAGCAACAACTCACATGTTTAAACTTGTGAGATCAGCTGACGATCCAGAAAACAATGATCTAGCAGCAGTAGGTGCGAACGTAGTAGTATCAATTGCACAAGCTAGTAACTTGTATAACTAATACGAATAGGAGTATATAACTATGGCAATATCAAGAGCACAACTAGTTAAAGAACTAGAGCCAGGTTTGAACGCACTGTTCGGCTTGGAATACAAACAATACGCTAACGAGCATGCAGAAATATTCGACACAGAAACATCTGACAGAGCTTTCGAAGAGGAAGTGATGTTAGCTGGTTTCGCAAACGCAGCAGTTAAAGCTGAAGGCCAAGGCGTTCAG